AGGATGCGCTGAATCACCGTCGCGCTGGAAACGAGAAAGCGCAGCACATCGCCACGCGCAATCTGGACTGTCCAGCCGACCAGCGTCTCGTCGGCGTAGTACCTGCCCGAGACAAGGTTCAGGGGAGAGCTACCAATGATGCTGACGAAACTCGGCGCGGAGCCGACGACTGGCGATGCCTTGTCGATGGTGGCCAGCACCGAGCCCGTAACGCCATCGAACTCGATCAGGTACGCGCCCGTGATGATCGCGTTGAAATCCACACGCAGCGCTGCGGCGATGCCCGCTACCAGTACGCTCGCGCCGTCGCCGATCACCACATTGATCGTGTCGATCTCGGGATAGGGCACGCCCCGTCCGCCCTCCGACCACTGGCGGATGATGGCGATGTCTTCGGCCAGACGCTGCTGCACGGACTGCGTCATGCCAGTGCCTGCACCTCGTCGAGCATGTGCTGCAGGTCAGCGGTCATGCCCGCCAGCCCGCCGCCGAGGTAGCTCAGGCGCTGGGTGAAGCCCCGATCGTCCACGCTGATCTCCAGCGACTGCACCCACACGTTCTCGGCGAGCCCGAGCGCGCCGACGGTGCCACCGGGACCGCCCTGCACCAGGTGCGTCTGCGCGATGCCGAAGGTGTCTTCGCGCCAGGTCTCCAGCGAACCGCTGACGATCTCGCGGTTGTATTCCAACTCGAGCGCGCCAGCGAGCACCTCGCACGACATGCCCGTCAGCGGCGCGCCGGTGATGCCGTCGACCGCGTCGTGGGTGTCCTTTTCGAGCATGTCCGAGGAGAACTGGTAGGTGTGCTTGCTGGTCGAGGGCTGGAAAGGGTTCGACGACTGGATGGCGAACTGGTAGGGCCCGAGATTCGACCCACGGTCGATGCCCTTGACCACGAAGTAGTTGCGGGTCTGGCTGATCGACCGCGTGAACTGCCCTGACAGGATGTCGATGCCTTCGGTCAGCGTGAACTCGGCCGTGTCCTGAGGCCGACCGCCGACGCGAATGCGGTACACGTCACCACCCAGCGTCTCGAAGGTGCGAAAGCGCCCGCCGGCGTTGGGGTTGCTGTCATCGAGCTCGGCGTCGATGGCGTCGTAGCGCTCGATGTAGCTCATCGCCGTCTCGCCCTGATCCTGATACTGCGGCACGGAGTTGATGCCCGCGCCACCCGAGCGCCACAGAAATGGCATGGGCGTCACGCCGCCGCCGTACACCTCAGTACTGCCGCTGATGTTCGCCGCGTCATACGGCACGCTGGCTTTATCGAGCGCCGCCTTGACGATGTCAGCGGCCGAGCCAGCCAGGGTGCCCACCAGATCGGGAATCAACAGGCCGCCCGAACCGGTCCACGGATCGTAGACCGTCTCCTCGCCGTTTTCGTATTCGATGGCGCGGATCAGGAAGCCGTGCGCCAGTGTCGTAACGCTGGCCGGGTTCGTCGAGTACTGGAAGTCGCGGATGAGCCCGACGAAGCGGGTGATGGTGTTGCTCCCCGCGCCCATGACCACGGTGATCTCCTGGTCGTAATCGGAGCCCGAGGGGCGTGTGGCCGTGACAATCTGACATTCGCCCGTGCGCATCTCGAAGCCGTAGCTGACCCTGGCCGACAGGATGTTGGTCCACTCGGCGCTGGGCGTCGAGGCGCTGACGCTGACCTGACGCACCAGCACCGCGCCACCGGATGGGATCAGCCAGAACTCCACGCTGGCGATGTGGAGGTCGGCGGGCGTCACGCGCGAGCGCTGCATGCTGACGAAGATGACGTCGATGCCGCCGGGCTCCTCGCTGTAGGACAGCGTGCCCTGGGTGCCGACCACCCCCTCGAAGGTAGTCAGCGAGCCGTACGAGTCGAAGCGCGCGTTGCCGCGGATTTTGGTGACGGTCTTGCCAATGCGGTCCACCACGCTCTGCCCGCCGGGGATCACGCGCTCGCTCATCGTCTGCTCAGTCTGCCGCGTGGGTGGATCGACCAGCAGATGGAACGCCAGCTCGGTACCCGCGCCGAGTCCGTCGCTCGGGGTGTAGGTCGCCATCAGGCTGGCTGCCCCGCGATCAGCTGTGAGCTGGCCCCGCGCTTATCGACGCTCTTGATCGCACCATCGATGGCGTCCAGTACTGCCTGGCCGGCGAGGTTGACGATGTTGGTGCGGTCGGTATCGGTCAGTGCGCCCAGGTTCGCGCCATTGACGATGACGTTGATCGCCTGCACGGTGAGTTCCACGGTGCGCTGCGCGGCGTCCTTGGCCGCCGTGGCGATCTGACTCAGCAGATCGATCTGCTGCTTCTGGTATTCGAACGGCTGCAGCGCGGACTGCAGGATCAGCGTCTGGGCGCGCTGCTCGTTGGAGATGTCTTCTACGGCACGGGAAGCAGGCAGTGTGGCCATCTGCGTCTGCAGCGCGGCAATATCCGTCTCGGGATTTCGCCGCGTGAGCGCGGTTGCTCTGGCCAGCGCCGCCTGGCGCTCGTCCATCGAGCGGTCCGGGCTCTGCGCGATGAGCGTGTTCAGGCGGATCTGGTTCTGCAGGTCTTGTTGTGCTCGAGACGATGGCAGAGCTGCCTGCTGTGCCCGAAGCTGAGCGAGGCTCGCCTGATTCTGTAACTCAACCAGGCGCTCTTGCGTCGGCAGTGCCTGCAGCTTGATGCGCGCCTCGTCGGCGGTCAGCGACAGTTGTTGGCTCTTGTAGTCCACCAGCAGTCGTGCCGCCGTGATCTCGTTGGACTGCGCCTGCGCGAGGGCCTGCTGCGCCGGGACGAGTTGCGTGGCAACATTCAGGACTTGCTCGTTGTGCGCGGCAATCGCGAGTGCCGAATTGGCGGCGCGATCAGCCTGGTCAGCCACACCGCCAATTGCCCCGCCTGCGGTTTGCGCTGCGCCTGCCACCTGCTGGAGCACACCAGGAAGATTCATCAACGCCGCGCTCCCGACGGTGCCCAGTACCTTGGCTGCGGTCTGGAGCGCGTCGATGCCGGTCTGGTCCTTCAACGCGTTGTTGGCGTCCTGAATAGCGTCGACCACGGGCTTGATCGCCTGTTGGGCTGCCTGAGCCTCAGCCGGCAGGTCCTGAATCGGCTTGCCGATGTCGGGAAAGATCTCGTTGATCTTGGCCTGCAGCGCATCCAGCGCGGCGATCTCGTTCTTGAAACCGGGATCCTGCCCGCCTGCGGAACGCGCGACTGTCAACGCATTGAACTTGCCAAAGGCGTCGATCACTGAATTGACCTTGTCGAGGATGCCGCCCAGCGCACCGATGACCCCCGGGCCAGTGGTCGAAACGAAACGATCCCATTCCTGGCTGAGTTTGCCCTGTGCCTCGCGCAACGAATCGAGTTGAGGAGCGCTGGTCGCTGCCTGAGAGCCAAGCTGCTGCAGCGCGGTCTGGGTCCGCAACATCGCCTGTGTGGCCGGATCAAGCTGATTGAAAACCTCGGCTGTCGCGCCACCAAGCTGGTTGAAGGCGATGTAGCCGGCGTCAAGCTGCAGGTTGAGCGTCTGCGCTGCCTGAGCGTTGCCCTGAATGGCCTGCGTCAGCAGGTTCATCGTCTGGGCCACATCGATGCCGTGGATGCGCGAGAGCAACACCGCTGCGGCCTCGAGCCCCTTCGTCTGGTCGGGACTAAAGCCAACCTGCCGTCCGAACTGCTGCGCGGCGGTACCTGCCTGCAAGAGCGCCGTCTGCGCCACGTTAGCTTGCTCTGAGACCGTGGCTGCCCAACTCTGAAATGCCGCCGCGTTCTGACCAAAGGTGATCGAGTTGTCGCGCAGGGCTTGCTGGGCTTTGAGTGAGTCGTCAATCAACGCCTGGAACACGTCGTGGAGCTCGGCGCCCGCCGCGCGGTAGATCGAAAAGCCGATGCCCACACCGACGAGCGCGCCGGCGAAGCGAACGATGCTCAGGTTGCTGACGGCTGCCTTCTCACCAATGTCCTTGGTCGCATCGGCAGCTTCGCGAAGACGAGCCACGGCAGCTGGTGGCGCGTCGAGTGCGCCGGGAATCGCTCCGCCCGGGCCAACGGCTCGAGCCCGTTCGCGAAGGAGTTGCTGGAACTGACGCTCCTGGGCGATGCGGGTCTGGTACAGCCGTGCCTGCTGCTGTGGATCGTCGAGGCTCTCTGCCGACTGGCGCGCGTTCATGAGCGTGGCGAACGCTGTCGAGGGCTGGTACGCCTTGGCGGCTTCCTCAGCTTGCGCCTGGACGTCCTTGGTGATGCCGAAGGCTTCCGGACCGAGCGTGGGTGCCTGACCCATCGTCTTGCGGATCGCTTCGAACTGAGCGCGGAAGTTTTCCATCGTCGGCGCGAGACCGCGCATCGCCTGCTGCATGAAAGCGTTCATGGCGTTGGCGCTCGCCGACATCGCCGCGCCAGCTTGCTGCGTGGACTGCTGCGCCTGTTGAGCGACCTGTTGCGTCTCGGTGAGTGAATTGGCGACCTGGCGTGCGCCGCTGACATCGCCAATCGTCTTGATTGTGATGTCGACTTCTTCTTCAGACGCCACGCGTTAAACCTCGTCTTAACTCGGGCTTAGTAGTCATGCGGTATGGTCCGAGACGTCCGCCGAGTTGCGCCTGATCAGCGCTCGTGAGTCTGGCGAGACCCATAGCCGCCGGGGCTCGGCGGACAGCTCGCACCGTATGGGAGGTGTCTTCGTGAAATTTCTGCTGCTTGTCGCGGCGTTCTTTGGTATTGCCTTTGCGATTGGTAATCAGCCCAGCATTGCACTGATCATTGCTGGCGTCCTGGTCTATTTCCTGCCGTGGCTGGTCGCGCTCGGACGGGGCAAGCGCAACACCGTGTCTATCTTCGTGTTGAACCTGCTGCTCGGCTGGACGCTGGTTGGATGGGTCGTATCGCTCGTGTGGGCGACGACCAATGACACGGCAGTCGTGGTCGCGTAGTTCAATCGTCATCTTCGAGCACCACATCGTCGTCCGGACCCATGCCTGCCCAGGCGCGCGAGACCTCGCCCTCAACCGCCAGCATGCTGAGCAGCCACTGACGCTGGTCGGCGTCCACGTCCTGCCAGTACAGCGGGCTGGTGCCGCTGAAGCGGTCGGCGAGCAGAATCGGCACATAGACAGGTGGTGGCCCTACGCCGGCGCGGTGCTCTGGGCTACGCCGTTGGTCCGAGAGGAAGTGTCGGAGTTGGCGTCGCGTGCTTTTGGGATCGCAGCAGAGTCGCTCATCGCCTCGACGTAGCGCAGCACGAGCGTGTTGAGCACGTCGATGGGCAGGTCGCGCGGGCCCAGACCATCTTTCGGCAACGGCATCGGTGTGCCGTCCTCATTGAGAAAGTTCCACTTCAGCACGATCTGACTGAGCGCCGCCCAGAACACATCGCGGTCGGGATTGAGGAAGTCGTCATAGGTCCGTGCGCGGATGTTCAGGCGCATCTCGGCGTACCAACCGTCGTAGCCGATCTCGTCCAGACGAATCGAGACGAAGTGGATCGGCATGCTCGGAGCGGTCACTGGCTTAGCTCTCCGGGGCAAGGCTGCAGTCACAGTCAGGGAATCGGCGCTGGTGGTTGATGAAGATCTTCTGCTTCAGGCTCGCGCGGTCGAAAAACTCCGGGCGCGTGACGAAGCTGTCCGCTGGCCAGGTCGTGCCGTGAGGGCACTGGACCCAGCCGCGATCACGCACGGGCGTGCTGGCGTCGGAGAACAGCGTCTGTGGCTGTTCCACGAACGTGGCGACAGACACGCCGGCTACAAGGCGTTGGTCATCGAGCCGCGCGCGGTCCAGTTGCCCGTGATGGTGATGGCTGTATCCACTGCCTCACGGATGCTGTAGTCCACCCAGGCTGGCCCGCCGAAGTAGCGCGTCATCATCGCGCTGTGCGGATAGAGCGCGATCTGGGTGCCCGAGAGGCTATTGGACGCGGCACGCAGCGTGTTGTCGTCCGCTGCCCAGAACCCCTCGATGGTGCCGCGAGCGGCAGGAAAGCCAAGCACCTCAGTCTTGTTGAGCGCGCCGAACTCGGTGACGTCGATCTTGTCGGTCGACAGGTCCAGGGTGAAGGCGCGAAAACCACCCGCGAGCACTGGCGGGGTGACCGCGTCCACGCTCAGATAGACCAGACCGTTTCGACCCGCGTATTTGATCGCCATGGCTAGGCTCCTTTGGAGACCGCCCCGATACGTTCGAGGTCGGCCAGGGCTTGTGCCGCGCGTGCGGCGTAGGTGTGGGACACGACCAGTTCGCGTGCCCGCTCGGCGCAACGAAGGCGCCAGTCGGCGTCGTCGAGGGCTGCCCGCAACAGCGCCTGCAGTTCCTGCGGGCTCGTGAAACCTGGAACCGTCGAGCCGAAGATCTCACCGACCTCTGCTCGAGCCTGGCTGATTTGAAAAAGGCCACACGCCGCGAGCTCGAACGTGCGCGGGTTGGCGCTTTCCGCGCCGGTGCGATGCGGCACGTTGCGCCCGTACGTCGTACTGGTCCTGAACAGGTTCAAGCCGACCTTCGCTTTGCGATACAGCCGCAGCGCCTCGGAGTTCGGGACGCTCGGACCGCGCACGTAGTCTCGCAACCGCGCGCGCGACCCGAGCAATCCCCACTCGCCGTACAGACCGAGATCGATCCCGGTCCAATTGATCGCACTCAGAAGCTCGATACGTTCAATGAAGCCCGTACCGACAAAGACCACGTCGTGGGAGGGGACGGTGGGGTCTAGCTCTTCCTCGGGGCGATGCACCGGCGGGTAGTAAGCGTGGGGGAGATAGCCGCCACGCAGCGTGCGAGTGCTCGTGCGCTCATTGGTCCAGCACCAATCGACCAGCTGGGCAACCCGAAGCTGCTGCAGATCCTCGTACGGGCTCTCGGTAAACAGCACCGCGACCTTCAGCCCGGCGCGTTTCATCAGGATCAACGCATCGGGATGCAGATACATCGCCGAGACAACAAAGACCCAGTCCACGTCGAAGCGCAGCGCCATCTCCAGCGCTTCAACGCCGGCGCGGTACAGCGTGTCTGCCCAACTCGGGCGGTCGTCAAGCTGCTTTCCCCGCGCGATCCACTGGTTCATCAGCCAGCGCATCGCCAGCGATAAACGCGCCTCGAGCGCATACAGCCGCAGATCGATGCCCATGCCGCGGAACGCGGCCGCGTAGCCGTTCTCCACATCGCGTGTGGAGGTCGCAGTCCCGGCACCGACCAGCAACAACTTCATGGCGGCGTAAGCACCGTGACGCTGGTGGCGTTCAGCGTCGACCCGGCGAGCACGTCCTGATATGCCAGCGCCGAGGAATTCTCGAAGCCGAGGCGCAACGTGAAGCCGGCTGCCAACTGGCCAGACCACGAGATCCGTCCAACCGCCTGACCGCCTTCTTCGAGAATCGGCGCGCGCGCAAAACTCTGACCCTGGATCAGCAGGTGGACATAGCCCGCCGCGCCCTGCGCGATGCTGCGTGACAGTGTCAGCCGCGCGCTTATGCCATAGACACCGAGTTGCTGGACCACCAGCCGTGAGCCGTTCCAGCTAAGCCCCGTGCCAGTCACCACCGCGCCGTTTTCCGGAACCGGCTGGATCACGCCGCGCGCCACGCTCACCGCGTTACACGTCAGCACGGCTGTCGTGTCGGGTGCCGCGAGGGTATCGCCACACCCGAACAGGCGTTGATGGTTGCGGTAGGTCTCTGCCTGGACTGCCAGCAGATCTGGCCAGCCAATCGTGCCCTGCCAGACACCCGATTGTGCCCAGCCATGGGAACAGGTCACTCGTCCGCCGTACAGCTTCGGGTAGCTCGCCCAGATGCTGAAGGTAGCGCTACCTGCCGCCTGGGGTTCGACATCTTCAGCCGCAGCTTCGACTGGCTCGATCTCTGCCGGCAGCACGTAGCTCGGCGTCCACACGATGTTCAACGCGCAGTCGCAGTCGGGATACAGCGCCTGATGGTTGGCGAACGCCGGATCAGCCTGCTCCTCGAAGTTGCGATCATCCTGGATCGGCTGGTTGAGCCACACGCCGCTGCGTGTGATGCCATGCGGGCAGACAATGACGCTGAACCAGTGCGTGGGATCAGCCGGTTCCATCGTCCAATCGGCCAGCGACTGCTGAGGCGTGAGCGCCAGGGTGAACACCACGTGGCAGGCCTGGTTGTTGCTGACGTTGGTGCCGCCATTGGCCAGACTTTCGACTGGCACGCTCCACGACAGATCCGCTTCCTGAGCCGCTGCGGCGGTGACGCGCCACACGCGCCAGTTACCCGGGTTGCCACCTTGCTCGGCGCGAACCGTGTCATCCAGCGCCAGCGCGGCGAAGGTATTGGTTAGATCCTGGCTCTGACTGTCAGCATTGGAAAAGTAGAGCTCGGTCGCCCCGCTCCAGTTGCGCGAGTCAGACTGGAAGGTGCCAGCCGACACGGGCGCCGTGCCACTACTCCACGTGTACTGCGCAACAAGTTGCTGCGTGTCGCTCATGGCTTGCGCGCCTCCAGGCCGCACTGGTACCAGCGCGGGGTGCTCAGACGAGGGTCGCTGAAGCGGTCGATCTCGCCAGTGACTTCGAAACCGACTCGCTCCAGCGCCCGGCCGAGCGTGGACAGGTCGTAGGCCCAGAGGTGATGACTGGGCTGGCACGTCGAGAACAGGATGAAGTGGTTCAACTCGTCGAGGTCGGTCAGGTCGTGCACGTGGTACTGCCACTCGAAGGGTGCGTCTGCCTCCATCAGGTAGCGCCGCGCCACCTCGTGGAAGTCGGGCACGACCACGCCGATCTTCCCGCCGGGCTGCAGCACACGAAAGCACTCGCTCAGCAGCTCGCCAGCCTGCGCAAAACTCAGGTGCTCAAGAAAGTGGCCACAGTAGATCTCGTCAGCCGACTTGTCCGGCCAGGGCAATGGCGGAACGCTGATGACCGCGTCCACACCACGGATTGCCGTGGCGTCGACATTCACAAAGCCGGTCAGCGGATAGTCGCCGCAGCCAAGGTTGAGTTTCAGCGCCGTGCCTACGACCACCAGATATGCTCCTGCTCCGGACGGGCAATGGCGATCTCCTCGTCACGCCAGCCCACGTCACCACGCGCCAGCTTGGAGGCCTCGACTGCCGCGTCGAAATCACCCTCGTAGCGCAGGCCCCAGGTGACCCGCTGGGCGATGTCGCGCGGCAGCACGAGGCAGTCGGCGTCGATGTTGGACAGGACCAGCTGTGGTGTACGCCACACCTGCTCGCGCCATGGCGTCAGCACGCGGAAGAACAGGGGTCGCTTCTTGCGTTCCTGGCACAGCGCCAGCCAGATGGTGTTGACCGCGCCCCTGGCGAGGATGTTGTCGTCCTGACTGAACGCCACCCACTCGCCCTTGGCCTGTCGCGAGCCAAACGAGCGTTGAGGCTGGCCGTAGCAGTTGACGCCGCCATCGTGCTCCAGCCACTGAACGCCGGTCCTGAGGCCCGCGATCTCCTCGCGCAACAGGTCAAAGCGAGCGCGGTCGGTCGCACCGTGGACGTCGGCAACGACCAGCACCTCGACATCAAGCTGCTTCTGCTGCTGGATCGACGCCAGCGTGCGAAACAACTCGGCGTGGCGACGTGCCGAAGTGGGCAGCACAATCGACAACCACGGCATCATGCGTGCACCTCGGCGCGCATGCTGGCCGCCAGGCAACGCAGACCAGCGATGTCGGTCGTGCCATAGGAGCCGCCGCCAGTCAGCCGCAGCCAGTCAACACAGCCACCCAGGCGCATGTCGCGCTCGAGCGCCTGCTTGATGCTGTTGCGTCCGACCGGCGAGATGTACGGGTTGAGCTGCGCCTGAGCACGCTGCAGCCCGCTCTTCAGGTCGACCAGGATCCAGATGTCGAAGTGGTACATCGTCGGCACGTCATCACAGGACTCCGGGAACGTCTCGTCGTACGCCCAGTCCACCAGTCGCGGGTACGCGGTCGGGAAATTTGGCTCCTCGGGCTCGGTGGCGTGTGCGCGCAGGCCGTCGATGCTGCCGAGCGCCTTCTTGATCGCCGCCAGGACCTCGTCCAGTGTCGGGCTGCTCATAGCTGCTGCCCGGCAATGCTGGCCGCGACCTTGCGTCCGATACCCGCGAACAGGCCGAGGATCTCGGGCCGATTCTTGTAGTAGGCCGGCCGCAGGTACGGGTTCGGTGGGATTCCGCGGCGGCGAATGGCAAACGCCAGCGCGAATGCTCGCCGTCGGATCTGCGCCTCGGTGACGTTGCGCCCCGGGCGACGGCGGTTGTTGATCTGGCCAGACAACTCGCGTTCGAAGCCGAGCATCACGCGCTGGCGTCCGACCAATGCCGGTCGCCAGTGGCGCTGTACCCACGGAATGAGCGCGTCCACGGGGGGCATGCGCGCGCCGGCTCGGCGACCGAATTCGACCGGCGCACCGTAGGCCGCGCTCGGGCCGACGTGGCCTTCCTGCACTAGGCCGTCGCCCTCGATGCGGTGCGTGATGCTGCCCGCCAGTCGCCGCTGGTCGCGCGGTACAAGCTGACGCGCATCCGCTTCGATCAGCAGCAGTGAAGCGCTAAGTGCCTGGCGGATCTGGTACGCGGTGAACGTCGGCACCTCGTCCAGACGGCGGATCGCCGTGGCGATATCCGTCACGCTGGTTTCGGTTCGTCCTCCTCGGGCTTCTCGGTTTGCTCTTCTTCTGGCTCTGGCTCTGGCTGTGGGTCCGGAGGCGGCATCGGCTCTGGGTCCGGATGCGGGTGCGGCGGGGATTCAGGAGTGGTCATGGAATTCCCTTCAAGCAATGACGAACTGGGGGGTCTGACGCTCGCTCATGTACTGCTGCACGATGGCCGCGACGTCGGGATCGGTGCTCTGCAGGTAGCCGAGCTGGCCCATCTGTGGACCTTCCCAGATGCCAAACGGTGCGCCCGGACGCCGCAGGTAACGATTGCCGAGCATGATGTTGGCCTGCTTGACCGGGCTCGGCGGCGCGTCATTCGTGGGCCAGCCCCACTTACCGGTGACGCGCACCTGATAGCCGGGCCAGAAGGCATACGGCGCGGTAGACCGCAAGCGGATCTGGGTGTAGTTGCCCGGAGAGCCACCCGGCAGCCCGACGTTCAGCGGGTACAGCACCCAGCTGTTGCTGGGCAGGCTGGTCGAAAACGAGCCATTGAGCCCCAGGTCAAGGTCAATAGCGGTCACCTCGCCGACGTCGGGCACGTCCAGGCGGTCAAGTCCGGGATACCAGGCAGCGCCAAAGAACCATGCGAACGGGGGCCCAGCGCTCACCGGCCACTGCCAGCCTCGCGCGGACGGGTCGTTGTCGAAGATCCGCGCGCTCACGTCCGTGTCCTGAGGCGTAAAGACACGGTTGGTGTACTGCTCGATCATCGCCTGGGCAGCGTCCAACGCCAGCTGGATCTGGAGGTCATCGTAGGTGTCGCCCACGCCGATGGCGGCCTTGAACTCATCGATAGTGACGTAACTCATACGCGCTCACGCGTCTGTGCATGCAACTCGGGCGCCTCGAACACGAGCGAGCCATCGTCGGCAACGCGATACAGTCGCCCGACGATGGTGCGTGGCTCGCGCACGAAGCAGATCGTGCGGCGCGCGGGGACAACCATCTCGACTCCGTCGTCAAAGATCAGACGGACCCCCTCGTGGCCGACCCGATAGCGTGCGCCGACTTCCACCATGCTGTCTCAGCGAGGCGGCGAGGCGAGCCCCGAGTCGGTACCCGTCGGGCTCAGGTAGCCCGAGACAATGTTCGAGGCGCTGCTGTCACCTCCACCAGCGCCCACCGTGGGCACCACCGGCGGTCCGAGCGGACCGGTGAGCCCGGAGTCCGTGCCGAAGCCACCCTGCGGGTCAGTGGCGCTGGGCGTTGGCGCAGCCCCACCACGCGGCAGATCTGTTTGCAGGCTCTCGCCAAAGCCGCCCGAGTAGCCGGGCTGCTCGTTGACACCAATGGGCATGCTTACCTCCTCACAGGCCAGTGATCTTGGCGAACGCCGAACCACGCCACACGACGAAGGCTGCGCGAAGCTCGGCGAGGATCGACTGCATATTTCGGATGAATTGCTGATCGATGTAGCCGACGCGGATCGAGCCCTCTTCCCGGTCAAAGAGCATGCAGTCCTGGTCGAAGGCGCCGGTGAGCCCGGTGCCCTGCGGCAGGCCCAGGGATTGCACAATGGGCAACCCCCACAGCGTGGTGGGCCCGGGCATGCTGGGCTGTCCCATGAGATAGCTCCCAGCGCCTGCGGTCGCGCTTGCGGCGTTCTCGCGCGCCAGACGAATGGTCTGGTAGTCGAGGGGGTTCAGCGCAATCGCGGTCGGGCGACTGAGACCCGTCACGCGCACGGCGGTCATACCTTTAAAGATGGCGTCCTGATCGTTATCGGTTCCGCGGCCAACGATATTGATGGCGGTGTTGTTGAGCAGGCCGAGCAGGTTCTCACCAGTGCCATCACCCGAGATGATCTGGCTTTCCAGCGTCAGGTTGAGGCCAGTCATCAGGCGACTGTCGATGATGCCCCGCAGCGCAGGCGCGTCCTGCAGCATGCGGTTCGTGATTGGGATCCACTGGGCAATGGTGCGGACAGGCGACAGCTGGGTGGCATACGTCAGCGTCATCTCGGGCTTGGCGCCCGAGGTGCCCGTGGTCGCCGTGGCCTGTGGGACGGGCGCGGCAGCATTGGTGAACGTTGTCTCTGCCACGTACTGGATCGTGTCGGAGGTGGTGCCCGAGCGTGGGATGAGTTCGAGGATGGTCAGCTCGCGCGTGAGGATCGGCACGCGCAGACCGGGCATGATGTCCGGGATGACGAAGGCACCACCGTTGCCGCCCGAGCCGGCGTACACCAGCGTCTTGGTGTTGAAACCCTCGAGCGGGATGTCGAGCTTGTAATTCAGACCGTTGCCGTTCAGGACACCCGAGCTGACCAGCGCCTTGTACTGGGCGTTGTCGAGGAACTGCTCGCCCGGTGACTTTGCCCCGCTGACGTCGCGCTCGGTGGTGTCACCCGCGTGGCGCATCTGACCAGCAGCCTGGTTGTAGCGACTGACGTTTCCGAAGATGCGATTCTTGCGCTGCTCGCGCTCCTCCAACGGCAGCAGGAACTCTTCCAGCTTGTCGATGGTCTGCAGAATGCTCTTGACCTCGTCGTCGTCCTCTTTGCTGATGTCTCCGTCGCCCCATTTCTTTTCGATCTCAGCGGCACGGTCATAGCGGACTTTCGACTCAGCCTGCAGCTGAGCCATGTTCATGCCCCGCATCTGGTCTACGGTCAGGGTTTCTGCCATCAGTTCATCTCCCGTTGGCGGAACGCCTGGCGCGCAACAGCGCGAGGCGGTTCAGCATGTGCTTGACTTCTTGTTCGGCGGGTCGTGTGCGCTGCTCGATCAGGCCGGCAACCAGGTGTTCGAGTTCGGCATAGCACCCGCGCAACTCGATCAGATCGTCCAGCCCAGCGTGCTCTTCGAAGAACTCGCCAAGCTTCTTGCCCGCGTCGGGCACGTTTGCGTACAGCGCGCGCATGTGGTCGATAGCGTCAGCACGCGAGGCGTGGCAGCCAAAATTGCGATCACCTGAGCTACCACCAATGACGCAGTACTGGTCCTCGCGCTTTTCGATATGCCAGTCCTTGGAATCGAGGTCCTTGACGGCAGTGACCGTGGCACGCGCGTTCATCGGCATGGCCACGACGCTGCACTCGAGCAAGTCGACCTCCTTCAGCAGGCGCACGCCCTTCTCGTCGAGATCGACGTCGGTCGGGATGTAGCCGATGCTGAACGAGTCCAACGCACCATCGACGAGCAGGGTGTGGATGTCTTTGCCGAGCGTGGTCTGGCTGATAGCGAAGCGCCCGAAGAGCCCTTTTTCGTCCTCGCGCAACTCAAGCGGCTTGCCAAGCACGCTGTGGCTGTCGTGACCGAACAGGAAGCGCACCGGCGTCCTGGCGCCCAGGCTTTTGGCGAACGCGCCAGTCTGGACGATGTCGCCGCCAAAGTCTACGTTGCCGAAAGTGCTGACGTAGCCAGCCACTTCCATGCCGCCGTCGGCCGACTTGATCTCGGCGACGCGTCGAGGGGCGCTGTACAGAATCTCGCTCACACGATCCCGTGACCTCCCGATGGGGAAAGATCGACGGGATGGGACGGCTGAGCCGTTCCTGCGCGCGCTCAGGCCAAATGTAGCACGTTAGCCGACGATCGTCGCCAGGCGTGAAGGCACAGCTTTGATCACCGGCGGCTCGGCGAAGCCGTAGATGCCGTGGGGGTACTCAGACGCATACGTTCGATTGTCGGGACCGCCGCTCACGGTATGCCCCTCAGTCCAGTTGGGGTTTAGCACGCCAGGGTTCGCAAGATTCAGCGAGTTTGTCCAGCTCACGCCACCGTCGAAGGAGAACCAGATGATCTGCGCGTGCCCGGGTAGAGAATCACCCCTGCCGAACATGGCCAGATGGTCAGGCCGCGTGCGGCTCTGTGACATGGCAATATATATGTCAGGAGCGCCGATACCGCCGCCATTGTTGAGAAAGTTTTGCTCCGGTGGAATCGTCGTTGTCAGCGTCCACGTGACACCCGCGTCCGTCGAACGGTAGACGTAGAGATTCCCGTGACGGAGACCAGAATCTCCGTAGTCGATGCCGCTCCCAATCATGACAAACGTAGAGCTATCGATGGCCAACGCGCCCCACGGGCCAGGACCGTTATAGCCCCCATTACTCGGGTCGTAGTCGGAGCTTTTGATGTCTCGCGGACAGATACTCACCATGCCACCGCTGGAAACCTTCAAGGCATCACCAGTTGACTGAGACGTAACCAGGGCGAGGCTGTCGTTAACTGGCCAGACCATCAGGGTATTGTTGTTACACGGAGTGTCGAAGGTGCCTAGAGTCTCCACACTCGAGCCGTCGTAGTTGGAGCGACGGATGACCCAGGTGAACCAGTAGATAGTCGATGTGGGGTAACTAGGGTCTGGAGTCGTATAGAAGGCAGTTTCTTCGGCCCACCACAACTTGGTGGGACTTATGTTCATCAACCCTATGGCGTATGGTGGGGTGTAGGGGTACGCTCCAGTCGGGCTGTGCGCCGAAACGACCTTCGTCCACGTGTGGGCGTCGTCTAGCGAGCGATAGATCCCGCCTTCGGCAACCGTACTAGCGTACTGGAGCATGAACACGGTGCCATCTGCAGGCGAAAACAGGCTCATAGGGTTCGAGTGGTCGTCCGCAATTCCAGTGACCTGAGCACGACGTGCCCATGTCAGCCCGCCATCAGCAGACACCCACACCCGGCCGGTGAGGTCCTGATCGGAGTACGCGTACAGTTTCAAGGAATTGTCAGCAGCGACCGCCATGGTGTTGACGCTGGCAAGGTGTCCCGGTGATCCTGCAGGGTCACCACTCCAGTAGTGAACGCCGTTCGTGTAATCAAATGCGTCCCAGTCGAAGAAGTAGGTGTCCATTGGCGGATTGAAGTGCCACCAACCAGTCGCGACGTCCAGCCCGAAACCGCCCGCGTAGACGTCTGTGGTGTACAGGCGCTCCACATCCGATGGCACAGCTATGCCTGGACGATGGTCACCGCTCTACAGTGGCGGCACTTGATCTCGATGCGCGAGCCGGCCGACAACCTGACCGACGGCAGCGGGCTGCGACAACTGTCGCAGCGGACTACGCGCTGAGCAGAATCCGGCTTCGGCGGCTGCGGAACTGCTCGAGGATCGTGGACCATGCGATCAGCCATTGTTGCCAGCACTTCTCCAGGCTGTGGTGTTGGGCGATACGGCGCCGCTGGTTACGCCAGAGGGTGGTGCGCAGCTCACGGGATTCGATCAGCCGCGAGAGAGCCGACTCCCACTCGCCGGCGGTCTCGGCGAGGAGACCGTCCTCACGGTCGGTGATCACCTGACCGTAGAGCGTGGGGCTCGCGACGCTGGGGATGCCCGCGCACGCGTACTCCCATACCTTAATAGGCGTCTTGGCGGTATTGAACAACTTGGGCGCGACTGACGCGCAGCCGATGTCGATGTTCAGCAGCGCGCGCGGGTACTCGTCAATCGGCAGCCACGGGAGCCGCCGGCACCGGTCAGGCGGCACGGCGTCGATCAAAATGTCGGCCATGTGGCCCTGCACGACGAAGGTGACCTCCGGATAGCGCCTGGCGAGGTTGTGCCACGCCTCGGCGACCGGGGCCAGGTCCTCGTAGTAGCGCGAGCCGCCGGCCCAGCCGATAGTCAGGGGCGGCACGACGCGACGACAGGGCTTGAGCGTGTAGCGGAACCAGCGCGTGTCGATGGCGTTGGGCACGACCTGGATGGGCTTGTCGGTGTACATGCCGACGATAGTTGCCAGACGCCGCGAGGAGACGGTCACGCCATCGCACTGGCTGAGCACGTACAGGCGCGCCTGGCGTTCGGCCTCGAGCCGCTCCAGTCCTTTTTCGCGCTCGAGGTCCTGTGTCTTGTAGCTGCGCTCGACGATAGCGGGCGAGTACACATCATCGTCGACCTCCACGATAGCGGCCATACCGGCGCGGTGCAGGCCGCGAATGAAACGATCACCGTCGGTCTTCTCGGTCCAGAACAGGCGCGGCAGGATGACCGCGTCGAAGTAGAAGGGCAGTTTCTCGATGAACCCCGGCAGGTTGTTCTCGGGATCGTCGCGCGCCTTCCAGTGACAGAAGTAGCCGTGCTTCTGGAGCTCGGCGAAGGGCTGGAACACACGCCAGAGCGTGCAGCCTGAGATATCGCCGACCAGCGCCAGGACGCGCGGCGCGTCGGTCACGGTTGTTTCCGTTCGGCGATCAATGCCAGGGACTTGCAGTCCTGCTCCAGGTGTTTGCCCCAGTACTGCAGGTACGCCTCGTCAGACTGCTTCAGCCACACGACGAGCTGGCGCAGACACGCGACGGCATCAGCCCACATCGCCGGCGTGGCCGTGCTCACAGGAGTGCCGGTTGCTCAGCCGGCGCGGTACGTGGCTGTGGAGGTGGAGGACTGAGAATGCCCTCGCGCAGCACGGGCGTGAGCACGAGCGTGCAATTGGGGTGGTTCAGGTCCGGCGGGTTGGTGATGGGCACGATCTTGCCGTCGCGCGTGCAGCACTCGTCGTCCCACTGGCAACCGTCGATGATCTGCAATCGATCCACCAGCCCGCTGGCGAGATAGCGCTCCACCGCAGAAGCGCGCTGCGCCTCCTGCAACTCGGTACGTGCCACCATCAGTGGTCGGCCGCGCCAGGTCTCGGTGAACAGGCCATTGATGCCCAGAAAGCCGTCCTGCTCGACGCCGTAGGCCAGCTGGTAGTTGGTATAGCCACGCGCCTGGCCGGTCTGGAGCGTCTGCGCAATCGCCTGGCGCGTGGTCTGGTCGATGCGCACGACGCGGCTTGCCGCCGTATGCAGCACACGCCGCGTGGTGTTGTCGTCAACCTGGAAGTTTTCGGGTGACAGATCGAAGTGGGCACCGACCAGCGCGTTCACGGCGCGCAGCATGAGACGGTAGGCGCGTCCCATGATGTCGAGCAGGCGTGGTTGCTCGGCAGCCGCGTCGTAGTGGGGATGCGACTCCTCAGGCCGCGTCATGCGGCTGCGACTTCATGTCAGCGTGCAGTTGCACTGCGTCACGCGCACGTGCTGGTTGAACGAGTCCGTTTTCAAATTCGCCGCGTTGGCGTAGCTCGGGTTAGCCAGGTACTGGACGAAGCTGGTGTGGCCGTGGATGCACGAGGTGTCTGACTCGACGGTGTGGGCCGAGTTCTTGTTCTTCTGCGCGTTGTTCGCGTTGGACTGGGTCTCGGGTTTTTCGGACATGGCGGTTATCCCTCCGTACCGGTCAGGCTGCGGATCACCCTGCGGCGTTGTCCGTCGAAGTAGCGCTCGAGTTCGTCGTGCAGCGCCGGTGTGCCAAGCTCAACGAGGGCCTGGAGGGCATCGGCGGTCAGTTCACCGGCCTTGAGGCTGATGACGCGTTCTTGCGCCGACGCCTTGGCTGGCGTGGTACCCGAGTTGGTCTGCACACCCGCCCCGCCGGAAGTGTTCATCGTCGAGGGCTGGGGCATGGGCTGATCGCCCCAGGGCTTGGGACCGTAGCCGACCTCGCCACGTGCCTCGTTGGGCAGCAGCCAGCCGGTCTTGACCGCGTTGTCCAGGCGCGTGAACAACTGGTTGCGGTCCTCCTGGAGCGCGCGCACCATGGACAGGTCGTAGCCGATGCGCACCTCAGGATCGCTGGTGAAATCGGGCTTGAGCTCCTTGTTCAGCTTGGCGGCATCCATGCGCCACAGGGGCACGATGGTCAACTCGGTGAAGTTCTCGCGAATGACCTTCATCGAGGCGTAGTTCTGCGACTGCCCGAGCCCGGAGGACAGTCCGGCAATCACCGGTGGGACGCCCATGACCGCGCAGATGAGGGTCTCGGGCACCTCATGCAGCTCCTTCATGTTGAGTTGGTCCGGCGAAAAGCCGAACTGCTCGATGGTGGCGCCAGCCGTGAGGACACCCACATTGCCGCGATTCTCGTAGCCGAAGCGCTGCTCGATGCGCTGTTTGATGTCGTCAGCCTGCTGCTCGTTCAGCGACGAGTTCTGTGGCACGGTGACGACCAGCCCGGGGATCCCGAAGTTGCGCAAGAGCGCGTCGGTGTACTGCGTGGCCGACTGATCCGAGGCAATCTCGCGCAGCAGACGCTTGATGGGCGCCAGACCGAGGCGATGGTCCTGATCGTCAATGCCGATACGAAAATGGATGATGTTGCGCGGATCGATGTCGTCGAACTTGCCCGGCGCGTAGCTATAGCGGTACGCATCGATGAAGTTGGACGATCCCTTGAAGGTGATGGGCCGGATCAGCCGCGGAGAGATGGGCCACAACTGCACGACATTGCCGCGATTGGGATCCCCCGCGCGGATCTTGCGCAGGTAGGCATTCCCGTCGACGTGCTTGGCCCAGGAAGTCCAGAACCAGATCTCGGGTGGGGTGTGCACCGGGTTGGGGTCCATGAGCAGCTGCTGCATGGGCGCGTCAGACAGCCACACGGCGTTGCTGGCAAAGCCCAGTCCCGAGTCAGGATCACCTCGCCAGACTTTGAGTGGAGGCTCGATGTGGCTATTACTGAGCGCCTGCAGACACGACCACACCGCAGAGTTCGAGTCGGTCTGTGCCGTGACCGGATCGGCATAGAACCATTGCGCCGGACCGGTGACCTGGGTAGGAGGCACGATGAGCGCCCCGGGGTCCTGCCACTCGAACAGCTTCCTGCCAGGTAGGATAGCCTGCACCGCGTGCTCAGGCACTTGCAGATCCTTGCCCTGCAAGTAGTCAAGCACAGCCGAGACGGGATTCCACATCGTGGGGTGCCTGCCCCATCATACGCTCCAGGCGTCACAGTTTTACAAAGATGGGCCGGGAACGCTTTACTAGAACGTCGACGTCTATTGACAAGAGTAGGACAGAATCAGAGCGATAGCGGAAGTGCCATGGGATGGCCACACGCATCTTCAAGAGACGCATCACCTCTGGACAGTGGGTTTAGACCTGAACTAGCAGAAAGTGTACCGGGGTGTCGATGTGTGAGGGGAACGGCCTCGAGCTTGGTTTTGCGAAATATCGATCACTGAGCCCAGTGCGGCATGCGCCCAGTGCACCGAGCACGAACACCTGATAAGTATGGTTATCGTGCGTTCGCCTGCAACACACGGCGGATGCGTACGTGCCCACGTGAGACCGCACACGTACACACTGACACTGAGCGCTGACCAGTCACAGTGAAGGCGCATCGCCATGCTCCTCGCCTAGCTGACCAGCACACACACGCCCAGCTAGCACGTGCGTCGCCTTAGTGCGTCCAGGTTGAGATTCCCGTTGCCAGCTGGTTGAGCTGTGGTTGAGCATTCCGCGGTTGAGCCGTGGTTGCGATCACCCCACGCGCGCGCCTTAACCTCCTCGCGCGTATGCACATCGCATATAATCTGACCACGCGCACAAGCGCGGGCCCGCTCAGCGCTACTAACACTGGCGGGCCCTACCACGACTCAGAGGAGACCTGAATCAATGGCTCAGCAAGTTTACACACGTGGTCTATTCACTGACCATGCGCACCCGGTGCTCAAAGATGGTCAGCTAAAGATGGCAAAGCACATTGTCAAGGCGTACGTGCCTGGCACGGAATGGATCGATGCACGCGGCAAGCAACATGGCGTGTTGCTCCTCTCGGATGCATCGAAAATGCCATCGCTCAGCTTTAGCCTCCCGGCCGGCGAATCGTGCCCGTGGGCACTCTATGGCGAGGGTTCTATCTGTGGTGAGTGCTACGCACAAAAGGGCCGTTACATCATGCCCAACGTCGCGAACGCACAACGCGTTCGCTTCGCGTGGGTACGCCAGTGTCTGAAAACTGAGGAGGGTACGGATTCTTTCGTCTGGACACTGACGAGCGCGATTCGCGACGCTGGCAACCTTTACTTTCGTGGTCACGACTCCGGCGATTTTTTCTCGCCAGCCTACGTTCGCGCGTGGATCCGTGTCTGTCGCGCGTTGCCGCAGGTCTCATTCTGGTTCCCCACGCGCACGTGGCGCGCGCTCGTCAAGGCTAAAGGTGTCGCGCGCGAGCAATGGGCGCTCGCGCTCAGTGAACTAGCTAGCCTCCCTAACGTGCGCCTCCGGCCGTCAGCGCTGTTTTTCAACGCTCCGGCTCCTCGCATTCCCGGCTGGGCCGGTGGCACCACGGCGCGAGACGAGGGTTTCAATTGCCCCGCCGCCACGACCGGGAATATCTGCGGCACGTGTCGCGTGTGCTGGGATTCACCGGAGACCGAAGTTAGCTACCACCGACACTAACGTGCCGCGCCTCCGGCGACAGGTCGAAACGTCCGTACGGACGTCTGAGCGTTACGCGCTCACTGACGAGACCACGTAAGAGGAGACCTTACGCAATGCACCGACGATACAAGCTAGGTACCCACCGGGGCGCGCGTCGCCTATGGTTGGAGGGTAACCGTCTGACCGCTGCCGGGTTCACACGTGGCGCACCATTCCGTGCCACGCCACGCGCTGACGGCGGTCTAGACATCACACTGGACACCACCGGTGACCGCCACGTGGCCGGCACGGACGCGCGGCCGATTATCGACATTCTTACGCACGTGTTCGCTGACCACGTGGCCGGTGTGTGGGTAACGTTCGATACCGGCCGCATTCTGGTCTGCCCGGAGCACGCGTCGTGAAGCGCGTCGCAATGCTGGCCACCGGGGTGGCGATGCTCGCGCTTACCGCGTGCGGCACGACCGCGCCAACGCTGCCCAGCGCACCAACCCTCGACGCCACGACCGGTACCACGGCGTGTGAAATCTACACGCCGGGCACGGCCCATTCCTACCTGCGCACGTGCTCACCCCGCGAAGTGAGCGCTGACCATACCCTGCCGATCACGGCCCGCTCGGAGACCAGCTAATGCGCGAATTTCTCCTCGCCATGGCCACACTGGCATGTTGGGCCATAGGCGTGTTGCACACCCTGGGCGCGCTGTGAGCGCGCCTTTTGCGTCTCTGGCGCAATCGTTGCCTACGTATCTGCCGATGATGCGCGCCGAGCGCGCGTTCAATGTGGCATCGGCCGAATACGGACGCGCCGTGTTCGCTGACATGCGCTATGCCAACCCTCAGACGTTCTGGCGCGTCTCACGCGCCATGCGCCACCTGCGCACGGCCGACGCGCGCGTACGCGCCACACAAGCGGCTCAGCTAGCGGCCGTGATCGCGGCCCGCGCGGCCCAGTAGCGGAAGTCCAGGACGGCCCCCCCCGGGGCCGCTTGCTGAGGCTGCAGCTCGGCCTTTTTCTGGGGGGGCCCCCCCTTTTCATGGGGACGGCCCGTATGCGTTTGGTATACTTTGACCTGCAGAGGAGACCTGCTATGTACACCCCATCGGCACTCACGTGCCCCGGTTCGCTCGTGTGGGCGGCCGACATCCTGCCGGACGGCCGGGCCGAATGCCCATACTGCCAGACGGCCCTAGACCTAGACCCCGGCGATAAGTCGGGCACCCTGCCGGCCCACGACGCGGCCGACGACCGGCTGCCAATTCCAGCGGCCGACCTGCCTGACCTGATCGCCGAGACACAGGCCGACGGCGAAACGCGCGAGGATCCGTTCGAACAGAACGTCACGAATCACGTGCTCGCGCGCCTCATCGAAATGTGGCGCACGGCCCCCGGTTGCGTTGACCGCGACCACGGGATTCAGGACCACCCGTGCGACGAGGTGCTCGGCCGCGACAAAGCAGCCGCCATCCGCTATGCGGCCCAGGCCGAAGACGACGCGTTCGACGCGGCCCGCGAATTCGACCGTACCCACCCCGGCTACTGGGAGTGGCGGCCCGGCGTGGACGATCAATGATCGCGGCGGCCCACGTGCCTGTTGTCACGTTCGCGATCAATAACTTCGGCACCGGCGAGCACCCGGTTGCGACGGCCCAAAACCTGGATTTCTTCGAAGCGCCGTATGTGCGCGAGTGCCTCGGCCGCGTCATCGACAGCGAACGCGTGACCGAGGCAGGCAAAGACGCGGCGCGTGCCGCGCTGGAGGATCTGTGATCACGCTCAATCTGCCTGACGACGTCGCACGGCTGGTCTACGACGAGTTGCAGGGACGGCTCGAATATCTGGGCGTCGAAGGCGACATGGACGAGCGCGACCCGACCGATATCAACGTGCGCGTGTATCGCGCCATCGAGGCGACCCTCGATGCACTCGACGCGGCCGGCAGCGGCCCATCACCACTCGGCACGTACGGCACGTTCGGCCCACCGACGACATAGACCGCTCTCAACCAGCCCTCAACCAGCTGGTTGGGCGGGCGGTCCATATGCGTTTCGTATACTTTAGAGCATCATCTGCAGAGGAGACCTGCAATGTCTACTGACACGGCCCGCAAGGGCACCATCGATATGCACGCCGTGTGTGAGCGAATTCGCGCGGCCGGCTACTACGCCTACGTCGAGTACACCGGCGGCGGCTGCGCCACGATCTATGCATCGCTCGACGAGAATCCCGAGCGACCGGGCATGCCCAGCATGAGCCACTTCTACACGTGCGCGGCCCACGATCACGCGCACGATCCGGGCGCGCAGGCAGTCGCCGGACCCGGCTGGTTCGAGGGCACGCCGGAGCGGCCCTTTGAGCACGCCTATGGCGACCTCGCCGACTTCTACGTCGGCCCAGACGATCAGGGTGACGAGCGGCCCTACGCCGCCACGGCCCGCGACACGGAGGCAAGCATCGCGGCCCGCCTGATCACGACCATGATCGATCAGGCGCAGCACGAGGTGCCGCTCACACTGCCGACCGACCCGTGCGCGGTGTGCGACCACGCCTACAACGAGCACGCCTTTGACAATCACGGCCCGCTGCCGCTGTGCCATGCCCAGCCGGGCGGCGTGCATTGCTTCTGTCGCGGCTACATCGCGCAAGAGGACGAGTCATGACCGCCGAGACCAACTACCTCAACGTCTGGGCTGAGGCGACCGACATGGTCGCCGACGCGCTCGACGGCGGCGTCACGTTCGAGTGGCCGGGCACCATCGATGTGCTCGTGCGACCCGACACGTTGCTGGTCTATGGCAGTGCGAATCACACGATCAACGCCGACGTGAACTGGCTCGACGGCAACACGTGGCAACCGGTCGAAGACAACCTGCCAGACTGCCTCATCACGGACGTTCCGTCCGACGAAACCAGCCCCCGCGTGATCGCCGACGCGATCATCGCCTCAGTGCGTGCATGGGAGGAGACCCGATGACCGCCGACCTGAAGACCTGCGGCTACTGCCGTCAGACCAATTTCACCGACGACGAGTTCTGCTCGGAAGCGTGCGCGGCCGAAGCAGCGCTGTCAGAAGTCCAGGACCCCATCATCGGCGGCGAATGGCAGATGATGTACGGCGAACTGCTGAGCGGCGGCGACATGGCGCTCTACAGTCGCATCGACGGCGACGACGGCTACTTCCAGCACATCGCCACCTTCCAGCGGCACCACGAGGAGTTGTCCGACGAGGACAACACCCTGAGCGTCAACACTGCGGAATTGCTCGTGCGCGCCCCGCGCATGCTGGACCTGATCAAGCGACTCGCACATCACAAAGACCTCGACGCGCTACAGGAGGACGCGGCCACGCTCCTGCGCGAACTGGCACGCGAGTGGGGCACCGCTCCCCTCGCGGAGGACTGATCTCATGGCACGCACTCTCACCCCACCCTACGCCGTCAGCGTCACGCTGCCGGCCAACGTCTACCGCACGCACGGCGCAGATCTCCGCTCCGCGCTTCGCGGGGCGCTCGATGGGTTCACCACTGCTCGCCTCGTCACCGTCAAACGTGGCGACTTCGACATCGAAATCGGCCTCAACGCTGCCGTGTCGATGGACTTTCTCGGCGATGTGGCCTTCTGGCAGCACGCCGTCGAGGACGTGCTCGCCGACGCCGGTCTCAATCCAGAGACCGGCGAGGTGGACTGATCTCATGCCCCGCAATCCCATACGCACAGTGCACACCGACCCGGCGCCGGCCAACCAGACGTGCGACCGCTGCGGCCAACCGGCCACGGTCGCGCAATGGTGGTACCGCAACAACGCCGACGACCGGCACGGTCCGGTCGTCACCCTGCGCTGCGACGCGCATCGCGAGGCCGCATGAGCCAGGCAGCATGGTCCTTCGCGCACTACACGTGCGGTCACCAGACCCCGGTGCGCGGCTACGACCGGCACGTCAACGACCTGTGCCCGACCTGCCAGCGCCTCGTGCCAGCCATCGCGCAATGGTTCGCGGCCGACTACCGCGAGAACGTGACCACCGAGGCGTGGCTCGAAACCCGCTACCGCAACGCGCAGCCAGACTATGCGAACGGCTGCGCGACCCACGACTTCCTCGACGCCAACGAGTGCATGGCTGCCGCGTTCGAAGCCATCCTCGGCCACGCGCCTGAGCCGGCCAGCGACGGCGACACGGCGCTCTGGAACGCGGCATGGAACATCGCCAAGCCCAAGTACCTGACCGCCAGCGATGGCGAGTGCCAGGCATGGGACGCCGCGCTACTGACCTGCGACAACGACCTGCCTACGATCCGCGCCTGGCGCGGCCATCAGGGCCCACAGGCCGGACCCGTGGTGTGGTCCGACCTGCTGGTGCGACTCAACACAACTGAGACGGTCGAAGCCCTCGATGCGCTAGGCCAACGCGAGACGATCCCCGGCCCCGGCTGGTCATACGGCAAGTCACCACTTCAACGGCTCAAGGAGGAGACCCGATGAGCACCATTCCCCGCGACGTCCTCGAGCGCGAGACGCGCCGCCAGATCATGGACATCGACGACCCCAAGATCCAGGACGCGCTCTTCAGCCTGCTGGCGCTGATTCACCAAGTCGGCGAGGAACTCCCGCGAAAGACACCCCAGTGACCGCCGTGTGGTACGCCGAGATCGACACGCCGCACTTCACGTTCTTCGCCGCTGGCGCGAGCAAAAACCAGGCGCATCAGGCGGTCATGAACGCCTGGCATTTCCACTGTGAACAGACCGGCGCGGACCCGCTGTACGTCTCACCCGACGACGTGCAGGTTCACCGCCTCGTGCTCGGCCAGGGCTATCGCGACGAATCGGCCCAGCCGCTCGGCGCGCCAGCCATGGCCGACGGCATGAACACGGCTCGCGTCAAGCGCGAGGCGAGACAAACACGATGATGGCCGCTGAATTGCTCGCCTGGCGCACGGCTCACGACCTGACCCTCGATCAGGTCGCGAGCATGCTCGAGGTCTCAAGGATGACCGTATGGAAGTGGGAGCAGGGCCGGCATGCCATCCCCCGCACCGTCAAGCTGGCGCTCTGGGCTATCGATCACGGCGCGCTGGAGGCCGTACACTAACTGCGGGTTCGCAGCCACCCCAACGCGCGAGGTCTCGCAAGCACCCCCGTCTGAGGAGTCGGGGGTGTTTTGCGTCTTAGAAGAATCGCACCTCGAACTCGTTCACGAGCAGGTCGGTGATCGCCCACACGCGCGCGTCCAGGCGGTCAGGGCTCGCGTCACCCGAGTCAGGGATCCACGAGCACAGCTGGTCCTCGAGTGCCTCCAGCACGCCCACGTGGTGCACGCGCCCCTGCTCGTCGAGCGCTGACACGGGCTCGGCCCGCGCACGTTTGCCACGGCTCGCGTTGACCAGTAGCACCGGCGCGGTGTCCTCAACGGCTCGAATCGTGGCCGCGACCATCTCGCCACCGAAGTTGCGCTCAGCGACGATGCGGTCGGCTTCGAGCGAGTGGAAAAGGTGCACAGCTCGACGTGCCCAGCGCTCGGGCGACAGCCGCTCGCTGACGTCGGCAAGGATGTATCCGTGCCCATCCAGCGACTTGCCAGCGGCCACGATGCCGCACTCAGCATGACCCTCCTCGCTGCCACCTGACGGGTCGATCGCCACCACGACCCGCACCAAGTCTGGCGCTTTGGCCACGCGGTTGCGATCCAGCATTTCCCGCGTCCAGAGGGCCCCTGGGACGTCGCTCAGCCACTCGGCCTCCAACTCCTGCCTGCCAAGCCGCGTGCCACCGTAGCGGTCGTACAGACGCTTCCTGGCGATCTCTGACAGGAACGGGTTGTCCTTGGTGCTGGCCACCGTGAGCGCCGTGGTGCGCTGCTTGGCGATGTCCTGCACGAACTGGCGCGCCTTGGGCGTGGTCGTGGCCACCGCTCGAGGGTGGTGGCCGAGGCGCAGGCCGAACTGCGCCTGCTCCCAGCTTTCCTGATTCCACAGCGCGAGCTCGTCGGCCCACAGCATCGACCACTGCGGCCCGTTCCAGCGCGCCGGCTCCTCGGCGCCCATGAATTTCACGTACCCGCCGCGCCAGTGGCGCGCCTCGCCTAGCGAACGGTTGTAGGCGACGAACTGGCGGCGGCCGATGGTGATCAGCCCCGACGCGCCCTCGGCACACACGTCCCGCGCATCGGCCGCTGTCGGTGCGCCTACCCCCACGCGCGCCTGCTCGCCGAACTCGTTCAGGTGATCCAGCACCGCCTGCGCGCCGGCGCGCGTCTTGCCCGAGCCGCGCCCGGCGAGGATCAGCCAGACGTCCCAGTCAGTCTGCGGCGGGATCTGGTGCGGCAACGGCTTCCAGCGTGATGCTAGATCCTGAGCCGTCTGCTGCAGCTTCGACTGGTCGGAAGCCGGCGAGTAGTCGAATGAGGCGGTCAGTTTCGGTGCCCAGCAGTACGGCAACGTCTCCGGCGCTCTGTTTCGCAACCCAACTTTGTTGAGTTGTGGCCTGAAGTTGAGCGCGTAGCGCTGTGACGAGGTCGGCAACGAGGTCAAAGATCATCGCCTCCAGGATGACGGGGTCGCGTGCGCGCGTGCGTAGGCGTGGTGCATAGCGCCGTGCAAGCCCCTTGTTGTGGGCAGATACCCAACGCGAGATAACCGACTTGTCGATGCCCTTCGCACGTGACACCTCACCGATGGTCATGCCCGTGAGCACCATGGCCACGGCCTCCGACCGCTCCTCGTCAGCGTGGACCTTTCCATGCACGGCGCTAGTGTCTCACGTCCGCTGCAGCAGCATCAGCTTGCCGGATTTGTTGAGCCCACACGGCTCCCAACCAGCTGCGATAAAGCATTGCCCTGGCAGTGCCCGCCTCGAGCGCCGGCGGCGCGTTTCCTCGGCATCGACGTATGTGAAGTGACGCTCGCCCGGCCAGCGTCCATCGGCGAGCGAGTCCGCTTCGCGAATCAAGTCCGACGACAGGATGTGCGGGTCAGCGGTCTCGTTACGGAAGATGGTGCAGCACACGCCGACCTGCTTGTCGAAACGCTCCATGTTGTTCTTGACCCACACGAACAGCGCGTTGGCGTTCAGCGTGAGCAGCACCATGTTGAAGCCGGGCCCGACGAAGTTGAAGTTGCCCGGCCGTCGGAACTCGAAGTTCTTCTTGGCTGAGTAGTGTCGCTTGTACAACTCGAATGCTCGCGGATCGGCACGGTGGGTACCGAGCCAGTTACCGTCAATCACTGTCTGCCCAGACTAGCCGGTAGCCCAGCCATTGCGCCACCGGCGTGGCCACGGCGTTGCCCAGCATGCGGTAGCGATGCGCATCGGCGATCACCTTGCCATCCACCTCGACGTTGGTCCAGCCATCCGGAAAACCCTGCAGCCGCTCGCACTCCAGCGGTGTCAGCCGCCGCACACCACCGATCAAGTTGTGCGTGCGGAAGTTGTGGCTGCCCTCGTGCGTCCACGTCTTCTGCTCGCGCGTGCTGATCGGATCGGCGACCACGAAGTTGTCGTTACCATCCCCGCGGCCAGCGCTCCAGCCGTGGTGGCCGTCGCTGGCGCGCAGCGGATACGCGACGAAGTTCTCTGACTCGATGTCCATGCGATAGCCCGTCGCACGCGCCACAAGCGGGCGTGCCATGCCCTCATCCAGCTGCGAGCCCGCGATCAGGCCGCTATCGTCTCCAGCGCCGTCTGCAGTCGCGTCGGCAGGATCTTCCCCCGCCGCCTGGCGCGGCGCAGGATGCCCGCCGCAGCTTTGGCAGACACCAAGTACCTGCTCGGCACGTCGCCGATCTGCAGCACATCCGACAATGAAGACCCGACGACGACGTTGGGGCGTTCCGAACCATCGCGCATCCAGCACTCGCCACGCCACGCCGAACCCGAGGTCAGCCAGACCCCCGAGAACCGTACCGAAGTCGCGTCCACGGTGGGAGCTAAGGAGTCCTGGAACATTCTCAATGACGCACCATCGTGGCCGCAGCTCGGACACAATCCGCTGGAATTCATACCAGAGACCGCTGCGCTCGCCGGATAGACCGGCCCGCTTGCCTGCCAGCGAGACATCCTGACACGGGAAGCCTCCGAAAATAAGTCCAACTGATTCCACACACCCGCCAGCGCGCTCGGCTCGGCGATGACCATCACCGGCGGTGTCGCCTCGCCGCCCACGCGATGATCGAACGCGCTCATGGTCGGCGCGACCTCCTGCTCGCGCCAGGTCTCGGCCTCCGTCGAGGAGTGTGGCCGCATCGATTTTGTGAACATCGTCAAGGCGCTGTACCTCTGGCCAATGGTGCGCAAGCACCACGTTACACCACGGATCGTTTTCGACCTGCAGGATAGTCTCGATGCCGGCCATCTGGAAGCCGTACTCGAGCCCGCCGATCCCGCTGAACAGGCTGATGGCCCTAATCATCCAGCCACTGCCTGCGCCGCTTGCCTTTGCCCTGCAGCAGCCACAACTCGCGCAGCAAATCGGAGCGATAGCGCTGCGTCTGCTCGCGCTGCTCGTGCAGCTCACCCACGCGGATCCAGTTGCGGCGCTGGTACGCCTCACGCGCCCACTCTTCCAGGCGCACCATGTCCATCGCCAGCTGCGCAATCTCCATCCTCAGGTCCATGCTCGTTTCGACCGTCGTCTTCATGCCGCGATGTCATCCTCGAAGTCGGCGTGGGCCCCAGACTCGAACAGGTGGTAGCGACCCTTGCACCTGCACCGCCAGTCCTGGTTCTCGATGGCGCGATGGATGCGCAGCGCTTCGCTGAATGCTTTCTCGATCTGGGCGCCCGTACGCGTGGCGTCGATGATCTGCACCGGCGCTGGCACACGCGGCAGCACCACGAACTTGAACTCGGGCATCTGCCCGTACTCATCCGTGTACGCCTGCGAGTAGACCGCCGGCTGGAACAACTGCTGGTCAGCTTTGCTCTTGGTCCAGCCGTACGCGGCGGTTTTGAAATCGTAGATGACACCCCTCCCCCACAGGTCGCAATACCCGACGAACGGAATCTTGAACTCCGGCCAGGTGACCGCGATGAGCCGCTCCGGAACACCGTCGAGGTGCAGCTCGCGCACCATCTCCAGAATCTGCAGGCCGCGCGAACGGAGCGCCGGCAGCAATGGGTACAGCGTCTTGTCCAGCGTCGCGAGGTACTGCTTCCACGTCTTCAGAAACTTCTGCTCGTCATCCTCGCCGCGGAATTGCGCCTCCAGTCCGGCGTGCACCGCAAGCCCGAACAAGCGCTCCGGTGCCGGAGGCGGATCGATGTGGAGCACGTAACGCTCGTAGTAGAGCACCGGGCACAAGCTGTACGCCGTCAATTGTGAAGGCGACAGATGACTCGGAAAATAATTACCAGCTGCGTCGATCACAGGGCCCATGCGAATCCATCTACTCCGTCAATCCACGTGATAACCGGTTCTGGCGGCGTGACCGGTTCTGGTGTGTGTTTGCTCCATTGCCGTGCGTCGGGGCACGTCGTGAAATGACTGATCGCCGTGCGTTGTCCGTCTACCACGTCGTACGGATTCCGCTTGGCGTTGACCGTCTTGCCCCACCAGATTGCCTGGCCACACGAGCGACAGCTCACGATGCGCGCGTTGGGATTTATGGCGATCTCTGGTCCATGACGCGGCAGCCCAAGTGCCTCTGCGCGCTGCATGCTGTCCACGAAATAGCACCCTCGCTCAGCGATACATTGCTCGGGTTTTTTGCACATTGACGAGCCCCATAGCCACCAATCCCCCTGGCACAACAACATCGCCTCGATCATCTCGGGATCGGTGTCCTCGGTCGGGTACGGCAGCCAGCGAGTTCTCACCCTCCCTCCCATCTGGGGTACCGTTCTCTTCTCTCTCTAAAGAGAGAACGAGTACCCCCTAGATGGGTAGAGTCCAATCTCAGCGTGGGCGTCTTTGGACACTTTTTCGGGCACCCGATGTCCAAAGCCGGAAACCCTGGACATCTGGCCTTGAACTCTGGACATCTGAGCGTGGGTAAAGCGTGTCCAGAGTGGTCGATGTGAGATTGGACTCTGGACATTTCGGCTACTTCGGCCATGGGTAGAGTCATCCGAGGCTCACCGGGACGTCCTGTCGATACCGCCAGCGCCGGTCTGTGGTCGTCCCAGCCGTTTCGACCCAGCGCTCAGCGACCAGCGCATATAACGTACGCCGCAGTCGCTTGTCATTCATGGTAAAAAGCGATTGCAAGTCCGCGAAGTTGTGCCACTCTGGATGTTCTTCGAGATAGCGACAGAATTGTCGCTGAAGATCTGTGCTTGGTTCCTTGCGATGTTCAGTCATCGCAAAGCCATGATCGTCGTCGAATCTCAAGCTGAAGTTCGGCGGCTGTGCCCCAGACACGCGGAATTTTTCCCAACTCACCTGGACTGGTCCGTCGCGGAATCGACCCTCCAGAAACAGCATGACATCGGACATGGCATGCTTGGATTGCCCGCCATACAGCAGGTCTAGCGGAGGAACTTTTGCCACCGGCGCACCCGGCATGGATTTCTTTTTGCCGCCTGGCTCCTGGCGACCACGCCGGTTGATGTGGTCGATCACGGTCGGCACGATGTTGTCGTTGATCAGTCCTTTCAAAAAGCGGTCAAATGAATCCAGTTCGCTGGAGGAGAATTCTTTTGACGGAACCAGTCGCTCTGCGGCGTCGAGAATCACCGCGATTGGTTTCCACTCGTCAATTGCCGCGCGCGCGGTTGCGATGCCTGCGTCATCTTTCAATCGCAATCCCTGCAACTCGTTGATGTAGAAGGGCAACGCCTCCTGATCGAAGCCGTAGATCTCGCACAGTGTTTCGACGTACCCCACTGCCGAGTCCACGGGCGAGTCCTCTTCGATCAGGGCCACCGGACCCTGTATCACCTCGCGTCCGAGAAACGGTTTTCCAGCGGCGATGTGCAGGCCGACGGCAATTTCCCAGAACGTTTTGCCTGTGCCTGGACCGGCAAACGTCCAGTGCACGCGCTTCCTCCACTTCAGTCCTTCGACAAGTTGCTCAATCTGATCGACGTCGGTCATCACCGACGCGACCTGTACCAGGCGGTAATCTTTGACAGCTGGTTCCGCGGCAGGAGGCGGCGCTGCAGTACCGTTGGTGCCCACCCCGAACTGCACTCTTGACTCGGGTTGCGAGCGGTAGTGCGGGTCGTAATACTCCGTGCGCCCCTCGAGCGCCTTGCTGATCGTCCACGTGCGGTAGTCCGCGCGCTCCCACTTCTCGCGCATCAGCCCCGACAACTCGAAGAGACGCTCGATGCGCGCCTGGTCGGGCCCGCAGTAGAAGGCGAGCAGGTTCACCAGCGCCAGGTCGGCCTCGGACTGTGACCCGTAGCCCGAGTAATCGCCGTTCCACAGTGCCAGGAACCTGCCCCCGTTGTTGGCGCGCTGTGCCACCGTGAGTAACTCGGTGTCGGCGAGCTCTGTCGGCGCGCGCGCGTGGCCATTGACCACCGTCAGCACCGGTTTTTCGCCGAACACCTCGCGATGCCACGTGGCCAACTCGTCCTGTCGCTGGTTGATCGTGGACGAGGTGGCGAGGTAGCGCATGCCGGTGACCGTCATGAAGCGCGCTTTGCTGTACACCTCGATCTGGCCTTTGTGCCGACCATACGGTGGCAGTTCGCCCTTGACGAAGATCCTGAGCCCCGTCTGGGATGGGCTGATCTCGGTGTACGAAGCCAGCCGGCGGACGATGACCTTCGCCCACATCTCGATGCTGCCGCTCTCGGGGTCGCGGCAATGATCCAGGTCCACGCCGACATATGGGTCGTCCTCACTGAGCACGTACCCGATGCCGTCGGCGTGCCCCTCAGCGTAGCTACACGCTTCCAGATAGCTTGACCATGTCTGCGGGTCAGTCGTCGAGGCCGCGCGACCTGTGCGCGCGTTGTAGGGGACCTTCGTGGGCTTGGGCTCGCCCGGGCGCTGCACATACCGCCACGCCACCCACTGAGGCCGTTGGGCGAGCTCTGGCGGTGCTTCGATCATGACCCTGTTCGCTCCTTTGCTTTGCGAAATACGCCGACCTGCAGTTCAGTGCGCGGAATCGTGAATTCACGTGATGCGTGCTCGAGATACGCCTTCGCGGCGTACCTCGTGCTGAATGTCCCGACGGCAATGCAGAACTTGCGTTTCTTGGTTGCGAAGGTGCGGACGACAACGAACTGGTTCACGACCGTTGTCGCTCAGAACGGGATGTCGGCCTGTGCGGCAGCCGCGACCGGCTCTGGCTCCGGCGCCGGCGGAGGTGGTGCCGGACGAGGCTCAGCCGGTGCACCAGCCTTGTACGGGCTCAGCTTCAGGATCTTCAGCCGCGTGTAGACCGAGCCATCGCGCGCCTGGATCTCTTTGTTCTCGAAGAAGCCGGACGCGAACTTGCCGATCAGCTGGTTGGGCGTATCAGCCGTGATCTCATCCGTCTCGACACTGTGGCCGAGGTACGCTTCGATCCAGAGGCGCGCCTTGGCGACCATGCCGTTCTTCGGGTTCTTGCCGATCTTGCTGGTGGTGTTATCGATGTACTCCCACGGCGAGCCGTCGGCGTTGAAGATGGGCGCCTTCGTCTCGGCGCGCGCCACCTGGAACGTCCAGTCGATGTCGTGGAAGTCTTCGCCTTTCGCGGGATCCGCCCATTCACTGACGCCTTTGTCCGTCAGCTTGACGAGCTTGAAGATGTAACGTTCATCGACGTCGATCTCAGTCGGTGGCGGGGTGAAGTCGCTTGTGCGTTTGGGTGCTTGGAACATCCGATTGACCCTTCTTGCGAGTGCGTTTGACCAGTGACTGCTCGCGCGGGAGCATCCATTCTTCGAACGTGTGTAGGCTGATCACCTCCATGTCGTTGATGTTGGCTACGCCGCAGACAGCCTTGAGCTCGCGCCACACCGCGCTGCGCAACAGCGGATGCAGCATGACCCAGGGCTCGAGTTCGATGTGGACGTGGCGACTCGGCACTAGGCAGCCTCCGGATGTGTGATGAGACAGAGCAACTGCTCACGATCGCGCGGGCGCGCGTGTCGCCATGTCTGACCGCACGCCAGCAACATCTGGCCGACCTCGGTTTGCTCGGGCTTCAGCTGGCCGCGCTCGTCCTTCAACTCGAGCCACAGGATGTGTGGCGGCTTGATCGCGAGGATGTCGGGCATGCCCTTGCGCACGCCGCGGAAAATCTTCCAGCGGCACTTCGGACACACGATGACGTTGGGGCTCGGGTGGTACCACCAGTAACCGAAGAACGTCAGCGTCTCCTCGACTTCCTTTTGCCAGGCCGCCTCGCTGAGATTTCGGTTCATGAGGCGCGCCAGGAGCGGCGGCTGCCTCATGCCCATCGGCGGATTGCCTCGATGACGAGCAGCACCGGGATGCCGATCACCACGCCGAGGATGAGCCCCAGCGCCAGCCATTCGCGCGTGCGGATGATCGTGGCCGCCGGATATTGGGTGCGGGGCGGCGCCCCGGGCGTCCTACCGCCCGGAGCACCGTTCGCTCCGTGTGCGCCAACACGCGGAGCACGCGACGAGGATGGGATCGGCAACATCCTCGTCCGCATCACTCGGGATCCCGCAGCCAGCGAAACCACTTCGCCAACGCTGCAGCCGTGCATACGCTAGCGAGCAACCAGGCGCCCAGAACGAACAGCAGCAAGTTCACCACAGCCCTACCTCAACCCGAGACGCCGGCTGCACGCCGGCCAGGGTTGGAAGCCGCGCGCAGCGCGCACCTTCTCGGCGATAGCGATTTGCTGCTCACGGCTGGCGTAGTCGGCTCGCGCTGCGTACACGGTGCCGCCGTACGCCAGCCATGTCTGGCGATCGAACTGCAACCCGCCGAAGTAGCCGTTGCCGGTGGCGATGTGCCAATTCGACATCGACTCACAACTGGCGAGCCGATCCCAGACACCGTAGGACTGCTGGGCGACAGAGCTCCCCACCGTCGGGTCCGGTACAGCACTGGAGACCGAAGGAACTGGCTCCGGGCTGCTTCCGTCCACACCCGTCAGGTCGGCTCTGACGCCCATGTCACCTTCGTCCTGGGCGTGAATGCCCAGTGCCGCGCCGCCGACGACTCCGAGGAGAACGCCAACAGCCAGCAGCGTCACTTTGACCGCCACTGGTCCTGGATCCCCAGCCACACCTCGAGCGGTGTGAGCTCGTGGTGCGGGCAGGCGTAGTACCGCTCCCTGGCCACGGCGTAGCGCTCCTCGTCGGGCCCGGGCATCGCATCCATTTCGGCAGCCACGTGGGCGCAGCAGCACCCGTGGCGATCGGCGTATTCGGGATCTACGGTGGGCATGGCAAAGCCAGGGTTGGTCTCAGGCATGCGCTTAAGCGACTGATTCGACCGGTGCGACGCCGAGGAGCGCGTCGAGCCGGTGCTGACTCAACTCGGTGTCCTCGCCGCTCAGGTCGCGGTCGAGGGCAAAGAGCAGGAGTGCGAGGGCCTGGTCAGCCGCGGAGCGCCGGCGCTGTCGCCGGCGGAGGTGCAGTCTCTTCCATGCCGCTGCTCCGAGATCACTCTCGGACCAGATGGCTCTGACGGTGGACATGCATCGAGTGTGTGCATGCTCTACCCGTCATGAGCACGTCAGTTGTTTGTCAGTTTTACAGGCTCTGGTGGACTGCCTTGATGAATGCGAGACACCAGTGGATGGCTCCATCCACTTTGCCGTCCATGGTGTCGAGTACGGCCAGCGTGCCTACTCCAGCAACTAGGAGCACAGGCAATCGACTGACCAGTCGCAGCAGTCCGGTCTGGTCAGCTTCCGCTTCCACCTGCGTGTGGAGTCCGGTCGCCTCGTCGGTGCAGTCCAGGAGGACACGCCGCGGAATTTCGGCAGCTTGCTGCATGACCTTGTGTGGCTGTGGCTCCCACGGTGGGCGCATCCAGCGGTGGATGTCTTTTGGCTTCGGGCAGAACTGCGGGAAGCGACGACACGCGCGGTCGATGGTGCTCGGACTGGCGGGTTTGTCTGCGTCGAGCGCGATCATCTGGTCGACCACCTGTTTGACGGTGGGTTGGTCGATGTTCCCCGGGATACTGAAGTACCGGTCGATGGCCTTCCAGTACCTCACGGCAATGGGCGGAACAAGCGCAGGGAACATGTCGGGCGGGTTGGTCGGTCGGGACACTGCTCCATCTCCCCCTTCACGGAGAAAAAGAGTTCGCTGAGCCGCCTGTTTTGCATGTTTCAACGGCCAGGCGGTGGGGTTTTCAGGACGCTCGCCACCTGGCCTAGCCCTGCCCCGCGCCAACTCAATACGGAGCCCAGAGGCCGAACACCTGTTCCTACATTATGCGGCTAGACAACTCGTCACGCGCTCATCAATATCTCGTCAACTTCCCCGATCTGAGAACAATTGGTTAGCGGGAGGTTAACTGATGAGCAACGGTTGTACGGGGAAAATGCCGGCATTTTGGGTACATCTGGTTACCCCGGAATGCTTGACATTTTGATGGACATCTGACTGGTTCGTGACGGGCTCAGCCTGCGCACACTGAGGAGGTGCCTGGTCGAGATATGCCGCGCTCTGGAGACCAGCAACCGCGCGAAGACCTGCTTGAGGAACTCGCGCGGTTATTTGCTGAAGAGGTGAAGGATCAGCTTCGAGACGTGCTGCGTCAGACGCCCGAGAGGGCCCCTGCTAGCTCACGCAAGGAAGAGAGGTAAGGCGCATAACTGGGTCCAGTTGTGCTCTTGCCAACGTTCATAGAGTCAGGCCTGCCCTCGAAGATCAGCACCGGTCGTACGCCATCGTACGTAACCTTCGGGTGCGGGCAGCGAGCCCACGGTGCATACGGCGTGACGCGTGGCTCATCCAGGAGTCGTGCGGTGTACGACTGTAGCCGCCAGTGGCGCCCACCGGCGAAGCCGCGCGTCTCGATGCGCACGTTGGCGAAGAGCAGGTTGTAGACACGTCCCTGGCGTTCTGACGACATGCTGTTGAGGATGCCAAGTGGGTTGGCCAACAGGATGTCGCACGTGGCTGCCAGCTGCTCGTCGTTGAGTCGCGCGTCTTCTTCGTCGGCGACCTGAGCGCGCAGCTTCTCGATCTCTGCCGCGTTCGTAGCCATCTTCTTTTTGATGCGGTCAACCATGTTGGCCGGCGTGCCCTCGTCGAAGATCGAGTCGAGCATCGACTGCGCGCGCTCTTCGAGGAACCCCAGGCGTTGTGCCGTGGGCGATGCCTCGCGTTCGACGAGGTGGGCACGCGCGCGCGCGGCGAGACCCTGCGCGTCGGCCAGAACGTTCGGCAACTCCTCGCGCAACAGCCGCAGCACCACGAACTCGCGGATCTTCTGCGGGTGCTCACACGTGCGTCCGTCGGTTGCGCGACCCACGCCCCTGGCCGAGCAGGCGTACGTGCCAACCCCGTAGCTGATCATGCGCGAGCCGCAATTGGAACACTCGAGCACGCCCGCGAGCGGGTGCTGGTTGCCATTGTTCATCACGCGCGTGTTCGATGGCTTGTTGAACTTGCGGCGCCAACGACGGACCCTTGCCGCATCCCAGTACGCCAACTCGGGAGCGTGTTGTTCGAAGTCTTTCGGCTGCCCGTCCTCGTCGAGCGCGAACTTGTCCCAGACCGTGGACCGCTCCTTCGTGTGGAGACCGAAGCGGAACGTGCCGGTATAAATGTCGTTCGCGAGGATGTATCGCAGGCCATAGAGCATCCAGCGCTTACTCTCGCCGCCTCGCCCATAGAACGTCGGGCGCTGTGGTCCTTCTCGGTTCAATCGCCGTGTGGCCTCGCCGAGCGAGGCACACTCATCGAAGGCACGCGCCAACGCGTCGATCGCGTGCTGATGCTCGGGGTTCTTGGCAACGTGCTTCTTGCCGCGCTCGTCAGCCACGTTCATGTAGCCAAGAGGGGTCTTCATGTAATGGGGCTCCCGCTCTAGCTTCTTGAAGGTCCCGCTCCAGAGCGTGTTGCGAATGTTGCGCCAGTCGAGGCCAGCGATGAAGCACTGGAACTGGAACTGCATCAGGTCGTCGTCGAGGCGCAGGTTGTACTCGCGGTCGTGGGTGTGAAACTGTCCGTGAGCCTCGACGATCCGTCGCGCAATCGTGCCGCCGTCGATACCGAACTCATCGCGGGTCAGACGCTTGAAGTCGTACGCGGCGATTCCCTGAATCACGCCGGCCTTCAGGTCCTCGAGCATCCGCATGGCGACCTTGCGCTTGCTCAGGTCAGAGCCCGAGATGCCCTGCTCGTCGTAGTAGCGCGCGGTGTGCCCGCGCCCCTCGATGACCGCGCCCATGTCGTACTGCGCTTCGGAACGGTAGTTACCGATCTGACGCGCCGTCGAGTTGCGGATCAAAACTCCGATAATAGCCAATGCAGGTCAGCTCCTAACTGGTCTGTCTCGCCCCGGCTGCGCCAGCAGTGCGGGGCGATCTTTATAGTACTTGCCAACCTTCCAACAGCGCCACTCGGAGGGGGCTTTACACTGGAAAGAAGCGGCTCCAAAGAACGAGTCCCGTAGGGTCACGGGACCCGCCCTCAGGGGCCGAACACCTGTGATGGAGGTGTCTTCCCGATGGATAGCTTAGTCGGCGATAAGAACGGCTGGGAACCCTGGGATGGGAACGCGATAGAAGACCAGACCGTCATCTGTCTTTTCTACAAGAAGCCGAAGCGAGCGTTTCGTGAGCTCGTCGTGCCTCGTCTGCTGCCGGTCCCATCAGTCGGACAAGGCTTCAGCGTGTACCTGGAACCGGATGACGACGAGCCAGAGGACTTCGTCGTCGAGGAAATTTCCTGGGCGCTCTCGCGCGGCGATGCAGTGCAACTCTGGATTCATGCGGTCCAGAATGACGAAGCGTGAACGCGCTGGTTAGTCCCTGGCTCGAGCGCTACGCCGCGGGAATGCTCTGGGTGAGCGCGGCGTTCAGCTTCGCGCATCAGGCGTGGTCGTCTGTCTTCGTGTGCGCCAGCTGCGCGGGCATCGTGAGCGGCATGGCGATCTTCCGTTGGATCAAAGAACGGTGACCGAGCGCGCATGCCGCGATTGCGGGTGCCTGGGCAATGAAAATCTGGATGACTCGGCGCCATCGCTGTGTCCAGATTGCTACGAGAAGCGTCTGGAACGTATCGCAACACTCTTTGAGCAGAAGTGCGACGCCTTTGAGGGCAACGACATCACGCCACTGGTGGTGTGGCTGGCTGGTGCGCTCGAGACCATCGGCGGCGAGAAGCGCGAGTTTGCCCGGCACCACGCCAACCAACTGGCGCACATGGTCGTGCTCGCCGTGAACCAGCAGTTGAACTGAACTAATGGTGCATATATCTACCAAGATTGACCCACTCGATGCGATCAAGCAGGGCGAGCACTGCGTCGAGGATATGGGCGACATTGAAGTACTCATCGAGATGGTCGAACGTCGTCGGGCTGAGGTTGCCCGGCTGCGAGCAGTTCTTGAAAAGATCCTCGACACTGCGCTCCCGTCGAGCACGTTTCGTATGCCACCGTACCTCGTTGAAGCCATCAAGGAGGCCCTACGCGATGCCGTATAGAGCCCATCAGTACCACTGCGCGAAACACAACGACTTCGAGAACTTTGGGCGGTGCTGCCCAGTTTGCGGTGAGCGTTGGGGCACTGACATCTGTCACGGAGAGCCGCGCGTCCTGGTCTGCGTCAGAGAGATCGCTCGCATCCGTGCAGCCCGCCGACGTGAACTCAAGGTTCACGGCTTGAAGCCGCAGCACGACAAGGCTCAACTCACGCTGAATACTTGATTGAGACAAAGATGGTTGATTACCAAGCCCTGCAACAGACGACGCTCAAGGAGTTGATCCGCAAGATTCACGAGCGTGACGAACTCCGCGCCACGCTGTCAGAAATCCACCGAATCGCTTCGGACGTGCATATCGGCGAGTTATCAGCGCTGCTGCAGATTCGTGACCTTGCTTCGAATCGTCGACCAGTCGCTATTCCCTGCGAAGGTGAATGCGGGCACCCGCTTCACTCTTGAGCGAGATAAAGATGGATAAGTCAACCAAACCCCCGACGTGGGAGGAGGTTGCGATTGCAGTGACTCACCAGCGTGACGAACTCCGCGCCGAGAACGAGCGGTTGAACGGCGTTCACCATGCTGATCAGTACACGCTAACGCTACAGGCCAGGGAGAACGAGCGGCTGCGGGCGGCGCTTGAAAAGTGGCGACCTGCCGTTGAGCGCGCCGTGAAATGGTCTGAGCAGTTAGGCAACGAGCGTGATGCCAGAGGGTTTGCCGCCATGCTTGCTGACTTCGACTCTGCGCTTGGTAGAGATAAGTGCCGTTAGTCTCGATAAACTCTGGGCGAGGCATACGGAGCCTCATATCCGGGGGTGACCACCTCCATATCTCCCATGGTTAGCCATGCGGGAGTTCGCGGCTCCCGCCCTCCGGTGCCGCTCTCGCCCTTAGATCACGCCGAGCAAGCGGAGAAGCAGCACGATGACCAGGACCGTGACGATCAGCCCGAGCCCGCCGTAGACATACATGCCCTAGATCAGCCTCGCCACGGCCAGGGCAGCGATGAGCCCGAAGACCACGGGCGCGGTGTACGGCACCACACTGAGCAAGCCCAGAATCGCGATGAGCAGCACAAGCACGGCGACTAGCCAGCCGAGAGTGATAGCCAGATTTCCGACAGTTGTCACCTGCATGACTTCTCCTTTACTGGGGTGTACCCACGAGCAGTTGCTGAATGTTTTGCCCCTGATTCACATTGATCAGAAGCAAGCCAAGAATGACCATCCAGATAAGCACGATCTGGACCCGTACCGCGCGCGGGACCGCTGAGTCGCCGCGCGTCGCGAGCATCACCACCGCTTGCGCCGCTGCTCCGCCAATGAAGCCGGCCAGCAGAGGCGAGCTACTGCCGACCAGCCAGTTGAGCAAGGCGATGAGCGCGTGATCCACACGTCAGGCCCGCGACTCCACGTAGATGATTGACACAGGCCCCAATGCGTTGAACTGGTCCCGCGAAAGCGTGTCGTAGACGCCCATGTAGGCCCGCGCACTGTTGGCCACGAGGATGTCTGGGCCGCTTGTTCCTCGAAGTGCCATGAAGTGGTACATGCCCTGCGGGTTGATCGTGCCAGTGTTGGTCCTGGCAATGGCGTAGGCCTGATCGAAGGTGCAGTGCACCTCGCGTGCGACCAACCCGTAGCTCGCCAGCGTGTCGATGACGCACTGTGACGACATACAACCGTAGGTCTGGTTGACACAGCTGGGATAGCCCATCCGCTCGCCGACCGCGTAGCGCGCGTCGTAGATATCGGCATCCTGGTAAGCGGTCGCCGTCGCCTGCAGCACCCACGTTGTCGAGCACACTGAACAGGTCCAGCTATAGGCTTGAGCCGGCATGAACCAGTTCGGGTCCCAGCTCACACTTTTGGGTCATCGTCCTCCGCATACTCGGATTGCGTGACGGGCGGGTCCGACGTCACGCTGCCCTGCAAACTGGGATCGAGCGCATACAGGAAGGCTTCGACACTACCGGCACCGACCCACTTGCCGGAGACCGCTGCGGCGAGCGCCTGGGTAAAGAGCGCTTGCTGTTGCTGCAGCGTGGTGATCTGGGCGGTCTGGTCGTCGGAATACTGACTCACGTCGGTCATGGCATATCTCCTTACTGAGGGCACTCGATCAACAGGTACGGCGCCCAGACTTTGTTGGGTGCCACCTCGAACTGAATCACCAGACGGTAGCGCTTGCGGGGCAGCAGCGAGGTCACCGTCGCGGTCAGGTCGGCAGCGGCGACCGCCACCGGGCCAAGCAGCCCGACGGCGCTGTAGTCCTGGCCCGTATCGATCTGGGTCAGCGTCGCCTGAGCCCAGAGCACGCTCTCGCCTGGCAGCAGCACTGGCGTCGCGTCGAAGGTGAGTGGCAGCGTCTCCAGGCTGCCCATCTCGAAGGGGTTGGGTGAAACGTTCAGGTCCGCGCAACTCATCAGCGCTCCTCCACGGTGAAGCGGACGCCACGACGCCCGACGGAAAACTGAGACTCGCGATGGCCAATGACGAAGTTTCCATCACGCACCGACACGACGAAAGTCTTCGAGGTCTTGCCGGCACCGGCGCTCGCGAGTGCGACCTGCTGCCCCAGCGTGGTGGTCAGGATGATGAACAGCCGTGGCGTGACGTTGTTGGCGACGATGCTCACGGCCGTGGGCTGGACCAGCTGGCGCGTGAGCGAGATCGCCTGCTGTCGCCCCAGCAACTCCTGGACAACCACGCTCGGCGCGAGACGGAGCACGCGCGGCAATGTGGCGGCGGTGCGCTGGAAGGTGCTCAGCGTGAGCCTGACGAACTGACCCAGTGCCAGGCTGCGCGCCTGGACGGTGCTGACGATGGTCAGCTTGACCGGCAGCCCGACGATACGCGCGCTGCTGGCCTGCGTGACGGTGCGCGTGAGGCGAACCTGCCGCACCAGACGTGGGCTCGTCGCTTCGGTCGTGCTGCGCACACGGCCGAGCACCAGCGGACCGAGGCGGACTTGCTGTGCCTGCAGGAAGGGCTTGGGCTTGGTGGTCAGGCTGACGGTGATGCGGAACAGGCGCGGGATTCGAAGCGCGATGACCGACTGCGTCGTGCTGAGCGTGCGCTGGTAGCCGTGGCCAATGCTGCCGACGACGGACTGGGCCACTGTCGCCAGCCGCGCGAGCTCTGCGGCTCGCGCGAGCCTGACAGTTTGCGTCTGGGTGACGGCCAGCGTGCGCGAGGATCCGCCAAGGAGCCCGATGATGCTGGACTGCGTCACGGTGCGCCGCAAGCTGACCGCACGCCGCAGCGCGAGGCTCTGGCTCAGCGTGGCACTGACGATGCGAGTGTTGATGCGACCGGCAGTCAGCGCAAGCGCCTGGCTCTGAGTGACCGCGCGGACCAGGCTTCGTGTCATGCGCAACGCACCAACTTGTGCCTGCGTCGTGACGAGCGTGCGCGGTATCGCTCGTATCAGGCTGACCGCCTGTGCCTGCGTCAGTGCGAGGAGCGTGCCGACAAATGTGTTGAACCGCAGTGAAACACTGACAGTCTGTGTCGCGGTAACGGTAAGCGAATACGTCGTCCCCGAAACGAAGAACCACTTCTGTGCAGTAACTCGCGCTCGCGCGGGAATCCAGGATGGCACCAGAGGCGGTGCAGGCACATACACGGTCTGCAGGCTGACCGTCTGAGATTGCGTCGTCGAGACGATGACCGACGGAATCGGCTTCAGGTCGATCGTGACGCCCAGCCCACCGATCTGGCGGTTGAGCGTGATACCCGGCCGTCGATCGAGGTCGACGGTAACCCCGACGCTGCCGGTTTGGCGATCGGTCATGCCAGCTTAGCGGACGGTGGTGCCCGCCTCGAGCGCGTTCAGCGCGGAAACCGTCCAGGTCGCGCTTGTGTTTGGATCCGTCTCGTAGAGCTGGCGTAAGTACTGTGGAGTGGTCGCGAGGTTCTGGGCGGTGCCCTCGTTGGTGGTAGCGCCGCTCTTGACGGTCAAGCCGAGCTGACCGGTGCCGGTGTCACTGTTCTGTCCATACGCCAGAACCTCGGCGCAGTTGACCGCCCAGGAGCCGGCCGGTACGTCCTCGAGCGCATACGTGTCGCGCGTGGCGGCCGTCGCCGAGTACAGGTACTGGGCGAGCGAGGGCGGCAGCTCATTGACCTGGCTGTAGTTAGCGCCGG